CGCGGGTCAGGATGCGCGGCGCAAAGGCAGACGACACAACAACCACGCGGTCATCTTCCACGGCGACCTGCATGGTGGCCACATCCGCAGCGGTCCACGGCACGCTGGTAGTGATAGCCTGCACGAGCGTGCCGTTTAGATTGCGCGCCTCGAACCGCTGATTCGCGAACACCAAGATCAGGGCGTCATCCTCGCCCGTGCCGATCGTCTCAAGGCGGGCGTCGCTGGTGAGGCTGGCCAGAAAGTCAGTGCCGGGCCGACGACGAAAGCCGCCGCCAGCCATGAGCAGGCAGTTGCGCAGCGTCTGCGCGGCCTCGCCACGAAGCTGCAGGTCGGTGCGCATGACGTACTCGGGAGCGACCTCCCCCGACGACATGCTGTTCGCGAAGATGTAGCGCCTAGCCATTCAGTTCGGCCCGCGCGGCCCGGCGCCCGCGAGATCGCCACGCCTCAACCAGCGGAACAAACTCGACGACTGCGCCCGGCTCTTGGCGCTTGTCGCGCGTGATGCACTCGCGCATCAGCCCTTCAGCGTCTCGGATCTTGAGGCGAGCATCCTGCGGCTTGTCGGCCAGCGCCTCGATGAACAGCCCCTGCAGGCGTACGACGACCGCCTCGGCGAAATCAGCCGGCCAGTCGCTCTCGTTGACGCGCGTGGTGGCGACGATCTGCAGGGTGCCGTCCGCGCGTGTCAGCACACGTCCGCCCTCAATGGCGTAGTCCGCCGAGCGCAACTTGCCGCCGCCAGCGCGCTGCACCCAGCGCACGTTCAGGGCCTCGGTCGGGATCACATAGGCGAACTCCCAAGGCCCGAGATCAACGACGCCCTGATAGGTCAGGGGAAGCGTGCGCTTGGCAAAGGTCCAGGCATGTCGAGTCAGGTAGCCCCGGATGATGCCCTCATAGTTCGATTGCGCCACCTTGGCGGCGGTCGAGTTGTCATCGAGCGACGAGATCGACTCTTCGCCCATGCGATGCAGCGCAGCCTGCACCACTTCGATCTCGTTGGCATAAACGGTCATGCCGCGACGTTGGCGCGGTTGTGCGTTGAGGGCGACGCACAAGAAAAAGGCCCCGCCGAAGCGGGGCCAGTCTGGCACGGAATAGCTAGGGAGTTAGAGCTTGCCGGCTCGCTTGCGCTTCTCGATCTCGGCGTCAACCTTGGCCTGCAGCGCCGCAGCCTCCTCGGCGGCCTTGCGCTCGGCCTCGGCCTTCGCGGCCTCCTCGGCGGCCTTGCGGGCCTCAGCCTTGACGACCTTGGCGTCCTTGGCCAGCACGCCGTCCCAGTCGGGCTTGACGACGTAGCGCGGGTCCTTGTCGCTCGCCGGGCTGGCGTTGCGAAGAATCTCACGCGCCGACACGGCGGTGCAGATGTGATCCTGGCCAGTCTCGCGATCGACCAGGACCGTCATGCCAAACTTATCAACCTGCATGGGAGATCACCTTACGCGTGAGTCAGGCGATCGCGGCCGATGAAGGCGCTATAGTTGATGCCGGTGGCGATAGTGCCGCCAACATCGGTGAACAGGCGGATGTGCGGGTACACGATGCCGTCCTGCTCGTTCACGAAGAACAGCTCATAGCGGCCCGTGGTCGAGACCTTGGCGCCGCCGGGGCGCACAGCCGCAGCGGCCAGAGTGATTTCGGCCAGATTCTCGATGTCAGACGCGAACGTGGACGACGTCGAGCCCTGCACGATGATGCGGTAGAACTCATCATTCGACGCTACCTCGATGGCGGTAACGTCGATGACGGCTACGCCCTTGAAGACGGCATCGCCGACGTTGATTCTTCGGGCGCTGCCGCCGACCGTGGCCGCGGCGTCAGCCGCGACCAGACCGGCGTCCTTCAGGGCCAGATCGGCGTCGTAGGTGTAGGAGCGAATTTGCGAGGCGACAGCCATCTCTGGTTCCCCTTAAGCCACGATCGCGGCGTTGGTGATGGAAGTGAGGCGAGTGGCGGCATAGGGGTTCTCGATGCAGAACCCGTTGTACCACTCGACGCGGGTGCGGTGCTTCGGCTCGTCCTGCAGTTCGCCGAGATCTCGGACGGTCATCGGCTGCACCTGAATGCCGCAGACCATGCCCTCCTTCAGCGAGAGGACGTAGATCGACGAGCACTGGGCGGTGCCGCCGCCGGCGCCGGTTTCGGTGAACGGCAGCAGCGCGGTGTCCGGGCCGGTTTCGTAACCGACCAGGAACGGCAGGCCGTTGTAGTTCATGACCTCGCGACCGAAGTCATCCTTGGTCAGGTTCAGGTTGCCGGACAGAGTCGGGTTCCGCATGACCGCGCCGAACTTGGTGCGCAGCGCGAACGGCAGGAGGATGTGGCTCGCATCGACCGTGTTCGCGATCGCCTCGTCCAGCGCGGCCAGCGACAGCGCCGCGCCGCCCGCAGTGTTCGAGTTGGCGATCACGGAACGGCCAGTGAGGCGGCGCTGCAGACCGTCCGGCGACTTCGGATTAGTCGAGTTGTCGCCGGTCAGGAAGGCATTGGTGACGGCGCGCGCCATCGACTTGATCTTGCGGCTCTCCTCGCGGGCACGGCGCGCCGGGTCGAGGGCCAGCAGGAAGTTGTCGACGTCGGCCTCACCGCCCGCGATGAAGACCTGCTCAACCTGCGGGTTCTCGATCGAGGTGTCCGGGGTGTAGCTTTCGTTCACGCCGCGGTAGGCGATGCCCGGCAGGGTGCTTTCCAGATTGTACTGGTAGGCGCCGCCCGTGGTCTTGAACGGAAGGGCCGCGAGCAGGTCGGACGACTGCGCATACAGCTCGACGACCGCGCGCTCGACAGTGCCGGCCTGCAGGGTCTTGGAGTATTCGACGAGATTGATGGCGGGCATGGTTCAGTCGGTCCTTCTAGGCGGCCTTGCGGGCGCGGATGGCGGCGAGGGCGTCGGCTCCGGTCAGGCCCTCGAAGGCCGCGCCGGGATCTGAGGGAGGGGCGGCGGAAATCGCCGGGCCGGTCAGGCCCTGAGTCAGGGCCTCAAGGGCAACGAAGGCGTCGGCCGTGCCGAGCACGTTCATGAGGGCTTGCGCCTTCTCGCCGCCGATCTTGGCCGAAACAGTCTGGAACACCGCGCCAGTGCGCTTGGCGTGCTCCGCGCCCAGCTTGGCCTGCTCGGCGGCGATGAACTGGGCCTGGGCCTTGGCGCCTTCGACCTCGACATGAGCGAAGGCGGCGAGAATCTTGGACAGGCCAGCCTGACTGACGCCCGCCTCATGAAGCGCCGGCAGCACGGCCTGCGCCAGCGGATCGTTCGCGTCGAACTGAACCGGCTGGCCGTTCGGCCCCAGCACCGGTTCGGGAAGATCCAGCTTGTAGTCGACCGGGCTCGCCGGGCGATCGGCAGCAGCAGCCTCAATCTCAGCCAGCTTGGCGTAGGCTTCGGGCTTGATGCCGGCGGCGTCGTCCCAGTAGGCGTCAGGCAGACCCTCGGGGCGAACGGGCGCGGCAGGGGTGGCTTCAGCCGCGGGCGCGGGCTCGGGCGCCGACACGATGCTGGTCGGCGGCGTGACCGGGACAGCGGTCTCGGCAACAGGGGTGGCGGCTTGATCCGTCATGACCGCGACCGTGCGGCGCGCGGAGTGCGCTCTCAACGCACACAGCGGCGGGGCTAGGACTCAACCACCTTCATCAGCTTGTCGACCAGGCGTCGGGCGCCCTCGGCCTCACGAAGCATGGCCTCGGAGCACCCAGCCGGCGTCAGCGCGAACGCTTCATCCTGCAGCCACGCCAGCACGGCAGGGCCGTCGCCCAGCAGCAGGGCGCGCTTGATCTTCGCCTCGATCGGCTCCTCGGGCGACACACGGGCCGGGGCCGACTTCTGGCGCAGGCTCGTGAACTTACGCGGCCCCGACACCCAGCCCCCCATTCGCCGCAGCGGCCATGGCGGCTTCGGCCGCGACCTCCTCATCGGTCATCATCACGATATGGCGCTCGCGCGCCGTGCGGATCAGGTTCTCGGTCGTAGCCATGACGTTGATCGGGATGCCCTGAGCCTTGGTCGCCCCGACCGACTGGGCCAGCCCCAGCACCTGTCCGGTCAGGTTGATGTCCTCAAGATCCTTGGCCTTCGACAGCGGCGACACCGGCTTGACGCTGACGACGCGCCCGCCTTTCAGCTTGACCTCGGGGATTTCGCCCCGCTGCGCCATGATCCAGGCCACGCGCTCGATGATGGGCAGCACCCATTCACGCACGCAACGATCGCGCGGCAGTTCCTTCCGGCGCGTGTTCCACGCCAGTTCATCCGCCCATTGGGTCGCGGTCGGCGGGGTCTGCCCCGGCTGCTCGGGCCGGTCCTGATACAGGGCGCGCTTGATCGCCTGCCTCATCAGGTCGGCTTGGAAGAAGCTGGCGTCAAAGCGCATCTCGGCCAGCAGCGGCTCGGGGGCGCTTGAGCCGGGGGCGCGGGCGTACCAGCGCCCGGCCTCGATGCCGGCCTCGTAGTTCGACGTGCCGTCCTCCTCGTGAGAGTACGGCGGATCGACAGCCTTCTGCAGCGCCTTCAGGTTCAGGTACGACAGCTCGTCAAGCACGCGCGCAAGCGGCGTGGCCTTGTGTGCCGGCCCCGGCCCCCAGGCGCTGTCCGACTGCTGGCGGAACGGGCACACGATGATCGGGCAGGAACCGACGCCATCGTAAGTGCGGCGCACGCGCTCCTTGCCGGCGACGACGATGCGATAGTGCCAACGCTCCACGCCGGGCGTCGACCAGTCGCGATCGCAGCCCTCGAACACCGCCTGCTTGCCGTCGCGCTCGCGACCGGGAGGCGGGAAGTCTGACGGGAACATGGCCCCGAACAGCGCGCGCTGCTCGGCCTTGGTCAGCTTCATCTCGCGCCAGCGGCCGTGGATGCTGCCATCCGGCCCGCGCTCGATCACCAGATCGGGAATCTCGATCGGCTGGAAGTGCAGCGCGTTAAGCGGCCCCATGTCGCTGACGGCGACACCCATCGCGGACACAGCCCAAAAGGCGAAGCACTCCTGCGCCGCCTCCCAGTAGTTCGATCGCTCGATTTCGGCGAACACCTTGTCACCGATCATCTTGAGCTGCGGGCGAATGTACGCCTTCTCGCCCTCGCTCAGATCCTCTGCGGGCTCGAACAGCACCCAGCGGTCGTGCCGCGGCGTGAAGGTCGAGATCATGTCCGAGGCAAAGTCCTCGACCGTCGTCTGCAGCGTCGTGTCGAACAGATCATCCTGCTCGAAGTTGCGATCATCGGCCGTCGTCGAGTCGTTGATGCGGCGATAGGTCGGCAGCGCGAGACGCAGCGTCTCGTCGATCCAGTCCGCATGACGGCTGCGATCGGCACGCGCCCGCTTGATCCGGGCGGGGATGTCCATTTGCTCGGCCATCAGTAGAGCACCGCCTCGTAGGTGCCGCCGCCAAACGACCCGCCGCCGCCAAGCGACCCACCGCTGCCACCGCCGCCAGACGCCCCGCCAACGCCGCCAGCCACGGGGCTGACGATCGAAACGCCGCCGCCTGCAGCGGCCGCAGCCCCCTGCAGGCGCCCAAAGCGGCGCAGGCGGCGCAGCGTGTCAGACATGCGCAGGGCTTGCGTCTCCTCGGTGCGCGTGGCTTCGGCGCGGAGCTGCTCGCGCTCGCGCGCCTGCGTCACCGCAGGGTCTTCTTTCGGGGCTTGGGGCGTCCTCATTCCGTCTCGCCTGTGAACGCGGGCGTCGCGCCATGAGCGATCAGGTCGCGGTAAAGGGCCTCCGGTCGCAACGCACGGGTGCGGATGCCCAGCAGGTGTGCGGCCGCCGGGACGCACCAGAACCCGAGCCTGTGAGCCGGCGCGGCGTCGGCTGGCGTGTCGAGCCTAACTATCGTGCGGTGGGGCGGCAGGCTGGCCACCCAGGCGTCAAACACCTCGGGCGCGATGGCGCAGACATACGTCCGCAGCAGCGTCACCTCGTAGATGATCCACGCCCTGGCCTGTGCCGAGTAGCCGAAGGCCAGCACATGCCTGAAGCCGGGGCGGCACAGGCGCCACCACCAATGCCGTCGCTCGCCGTCAAAGAAGGCGGCGTACCAGACCCCCGGAAAGCCGCTCACCTGCGACCACGGAACTTGAGCGGCTGGCGGCCGCGGTCAAACACTCGTGCCTGCGTCCGCGTCTCGACGACGCGATTCCGCTCGTGGCCAAACAGGAGGTTGCCCCCCTCCCCCATGCCCAGCAGCATGTAGCCGAACGCCTCGCAGTTGGAGACGAGCGCGCCTTCCGCGTAGAATACGTGCTCGACCTCAACCTCTACGTCATAGACGGCCCGCGTTTCGCTGGGAGGCAGCGGCTCGACCGCCACAGCTCTTAGAGCAGTAAGTCGCTCTGGCGTACCGGTTGACGGTGAAGTCAGAGCCGCACCCTGCGCACTGACGAGTTTCGTTATCGACACCAGAGGCCAGTCGCGCATAGTGTTTGCAAGCGCGCGAGCAGAAGCGATGGCGGTAGCCGGAAAGCGCCCGATATTCCTCGCCGCAATGCTCACAAACGTAAGCCAGCATGACCCGCTGGGTCGCGCCCTTTTTGGCCGCGTCAGACAGCTTTCGTCGGACGATAGGGTGCTGCCGAGCTTTTGCGGCCATCGGGCGAATCGTAGCCAACCAAGCCTCACAGGCGCAGCTATGTGGCCCGTCCTCTTGCCAGTGGCGCACGGCGTGATCGCGCGAATGAATCGCTTCCAGATTTTCGATGGCGTTGTTCGCGGGGTCGCCGTCGATGTGATGGATGTGATGGTCGTCGGGAATGGGGCCGTGGAAGTGTTCCCACACGACGCGGTGCATATACCGGCCACCATATTTCGGGTCGCTGCGATAATAGCCCGCTGGCCCAGGGCGCCGGTAGAACCTTCGCCCGTTAAACTCTTGCACAGGGTATTTCGCGGGTCGTCCCATACCTGCCCCTCGGAAACCAGAGCATCACTGTAGCTCAGAGCCTCGGCGGGGACAAAACGATTTCCGTCCACCGCAAACGGGTGATCGTGGGTGCAGATCAGTGAGCGACCATTCGACAGGATAACGCGAACAAGCCTGTTCG